CTGAGAACCGTCAATTGTGAAGTTGTTCAATCTGCTATCAGCAGCTCCGAAAGAACGACCGTCACCCATCGGGTTGTACTTGGTGATTCCGTCAATAGTTCTTGCACCAGTAATGGGAACAGAAGTAAGTTCTCTTCTTCCAAACTGTTGAGACGCACCGGTTCTACCTGAACTAAAAATGTTGTTTTTGTTTGAGTTCACAACTACTTCAGTCAAGGTTTTCACTTCGTCAATCAATACAATTTCCAAGGTTGTTGAAATACCAAGGTTTGTATTGATATCGGTAAGCTCCTTCATTTTGTAACCCACGTTAGAAACGTGAATGACATAAGGACCACCAGGACGCACAGCAGGGATGGTAAAAGTACCAACTTTGTTTGTGATTGCACGATATTCAGAACCCGTAGGTTGGTGAACAGCGTGAACCGACGCTCCCGCTAGAGCATCTCCTTTTTCATTTTTCACTACACCTGACAGGGCAGAAGTTGTAATTTGCCCGAAAGATGCAAGAGTCACGAATAAGGATAAAAGTGACATCATGATTTGTTTTTTCATGTTTGTTTTGTTTATTGGTTTATAAATAAAAAATCCCGCTGACAGGTGCCAACGGGATTAGTGTATTTTCTTTTTTGTTAAAATAATTCAGTCGATAAAAACTCATAAAATTATCTCCCCAACTTTCATAATTAGCCCGAATCATACAAAAATCCTCATCGACAAAACAAAGTTAATAATTTCTTAATTGAAAATCAATAGGCGAAAAAAAACCCTCGATTTCTCGAGGGTCTTTTGGATTACTTCTTAAGTTTTCCAAGAAGTTTGATAATATGTGGTCCCACCACAAATCCGACAACGACACCTAACAAGAAGTGCCAATGCCATAAAAATTCAAAATTTTCCATACTCATTTTGATTTTTTTTTAGACGATTAAAGATGATACTTCAATCCAAATCCGATAAGACTTGAATGTTTGCCGTCCTTAACAGTCCTTAGAATTGATTGTTCTAAGCACCATTTCTTGTTTATCCTGTATCCAATGGAAGGAACATAAGTAAATTGTCCTTTTTGTCCATTGAAGAAGGTAACACCCCCATCAAGACCTACATGGAGACCTTTTTTGAGGTGCTTACGGAAACCAACCAATGCTGGAATTCTTACGAATCCGTCATTGTCTTGCATAAAACCAATAGAGACGTTCATGTTTTTCTTTGAGAAGTCTACTTTTTGACCCCATGCTTTGGAATCCCAATCAACATTTTTTGCGATTGGTGCCATAGCTGTTGCTCCAACGGAAATGTCCCATCCCCCTTTGTTCTGAGCAAATGTTGCTAGTGAAAACACCGTAGCAAAAAATAACAAAATGTGTTTTTTCATTTGTTTTTTGTTTATTGATTTATAAATAAAAATCCCATTCACAAACTCTTTCGAGATGCGGATGGGACTGATATTTCTGTATTATAAATATCTTATAAACTCTGAAAATCGCCTTTTGTCTGTTCTGAAAGGTAGGTGCACTCGAAGTTCTTGCAGGTATCAGGGCGTATCTCATAAACCATGCAGGCCTTGAGTTTCATGTTATAAAAGATGCAAGGAAGAAAAGGATTCATTGTGTCAACACGTAGTGAGGGATAACTTTTTTCGTCTGACCACATTGATTTACTGGGGAATAGTTTTTTTCCTTCCTCGTAGTCAATAAAGACTTCTTCGTGTTTTATTTCTCTACCAAATTTGGTAGATAATCTTTGAATGAATTCCTTTGTGTCGAAGTGAGGACCGATGATAAAATCTCTATTTCCGAGGGTACAACATCCCCCATGGTTTCCATCGAAACCCATGCACTTATTACTACATATATTACAATTTGTACCCATAAAATTTGGTGGAGAAGACGGGAGTCGAACCCGTGTCTTGTTCGCGATAACTATAAGTGACTACACGTTTAGTACAACATTGTTTCTCAATGTTACGAAATATTAGGTTTGATATATGTGAGAAACCTACCTACAAACAACTTGGTCTCAGAGTTATTTTAGAGGAGCTCTGACCTGTGACCCCTATATTGGACTTCTGTTCCTAGGTGTATGTCCTAACCGACCCGAGTGTTGTCACTTATATTAAGCAACAACAGGAGCTTCCTCAGCAACAAGACCGAGAAGAGCCATTTTAGCAAAAGTATTGCCAGTTGTGTTTCGAACCAGTTTTTAAGGAGTTAATTCAGCTCCTACGTGCCACCTATACCTATACACGCCAATCGATGCCATTTCTTCCCCATATTTTCAAAGAACATTACAAATGTAAGTATAAATATTTTATTTCCAAACTTGTATTTATGATTATGGGAAGATTTGATTCTTTTATTGCACTAAGAGATTTCTTACAGGGTAAAATCAATGAATATCAGTTAGCTGAGGTTGACCCAAAAATTGATAGGGTCAATCGTAAATCTGATTTGGGTTCAAGTTTGTTGTATTATGATTTCGGAGATGATGATACCTTTTACAAAACGATAGGTGTATCTGATGATGATATATATGCAATGAACACCATAGGGAATAGTTACGGAAACAACTACTACAGTGAAGAATCAAGTCACGAAGATTTCAATAATGGTTATGGTTTGTGGGATGACGTTTACTCAGAAAATATGGATAAATTCGAACTCATTTCACAATACATAATGAAAGAACCATTTGAATCTACTGATATATCGTTTTTAGGTAGATTTGCAGAAACACTTTATAAAGTTTTTCCACGAGAGACAAGAAGTTTCATTATGGATTATGCATATGAGAGAGATGTTGCGATGAAACATGCGGGGGAACAACTAATAACGGACGATTTGAAAGAATATTTCGGAAGTTTGGGAATACAACATGTTTCGAGTGGAGAGATTGCCATACCTGTTCAAAAACTATTCGATAAATTTTTGGATTTGGCGTCTCCGCAATATTCAATAAGAAAAATATTGATTGAAATCTTCAAAGACCATGACTCCGATTTGGGAGGTTGGAATGATGCAATTTGGGAATCGGATTGGGAACCTGAATTTGATAAAGATAGCTTTAATCGAATGTTAGAAAAAGAATTGGATTCAATTATAGAAAAATTGGAAGACGATGAAAGTAAAGCAAAAGATTATGTTGATATGATTCAAAGAGTTACATCGAAACATCCACAAGGTTATTGGAAACTTTTGCCAAAAGATAGAACAAAAACTGTTGAATATAAGGTTAAGGGGTTTGATTATAAAACCCAAAAAATTATTGTTCAATTAAGAAAAGAGTTGAAACAAAAAGAATATCAAATGACGGAAGAGAATTTCAACAATCTTCTTTACCAGCCTGAATTATTTAATATTGGAGAATTAGCTGGTTTTTAATATCTTTGTACGATGAAGTACAATTTAGATTTATTAAAAGAAGTTTTATCTGTTCCTACCGCTACTTACAAAGAGGATTTGATGATTGAGTTTTTGCAAAAGTGGCTTTCGGAAAATAATATACCACATTATACTGATTCACATGGGAATGTTTATGCGACAAAAGAAGACAATCAATTTGATGATAATAGTTATCATCCTTGTGTTGTATGCCACACTGATACTGTTCACGGATTGGGGAGTATAGTTGTTAAAGAAGAGCAATTACCAAATGCACAAGAAGAACTTAAATTAGCACTTAAGGGGTATACACCAAAAGGTAAACCAACAGGAATTGGTGGAGATGACAAGTGTGGAGTTTTTGCTTGTCTCACACTACTAAAAGAATTACCAAATCTAAAAGCCGCTTTCTTCGTATCAGAAGAAACAGGTTGTCATGGTTCAAGGAAGGCAGATAAATCTTTCTTCAACTCTGTTGGATATGCAATTCAGTTCGATGCTCCCGAGAATTGGATGATTACAGAGAAATGTTTCGGTCACGTGTTGTTCGATAGAGATTCTCCCTTCTTCGAAGGATGTGACAAAGTTTTGACTGAGGGAATGAACAATTCACACATGCAGTACATGGTTCACCCTTACACCGACGTTTATGCTCTTAGAAGTCAGTTTGATTTTTCCTGTATTAATTTCTCAATTGGATATTACAATTATCATACACCGAATGAATATGTAGTTGTTGAAGATGTTTTCAACGGGATTGATATGGGAAAAAAAATTATCGAGAAACTAGGTAACCAATTATATCACAAACCTCATAGTCAAGAAAAGTACCGATACGCTTTAGATTAAGTTTTCCAACTTTGATATAAATGGTTTTACCATCGGATGGTCTTGGATATCGGAAAATTCGATACCTTGTTGTTTCATCATTTTTATAGTTCTGATTATTTGTTCCAAACTAGATTTGACAACGGCAGAGGCTTGAGGGTAGTTTTTTATGAACTCTGATAATTTGAAAATGTTTTTGGCATCTTCCATCGGAATATTTGTTTTCTGAACAACTTTTGCAACCATATTTTTTGCAAATTGGTCTGCGTCAAGTTCCATTTCCCAATATTGTTTGTAAAGATTTTCGAAATCGTCTAAATCAAATTCAGTCAGCGGGTTTGGCATTTTTATTTCAGATATTTGTTGTTCGTGTCTTATTTCGTGAAATAAAGTGTAAAGAAAATCACCTAATGAGGACATCTGACTTGGAGCACAAACAATCACTTGGTCCCTTGTTCTTACCCCTGAGTAGGAAACACAGGCGTTCAAAAATTTCACGTTGTATCCTGTTTTTGTAATGTAATCTTCGACAAACTTTTTTATAACAGGAATTTTATTTCTTTGTTTCACAGGAAAAAAACCTTCGAATTTACTTAGAACTTTATCGAGATTTGAAGACTGAGGTTTGTTATCAAAACCACATTTGTGACAAATATAAGGGTCTTTCCCACCTTCTGAAAGTTTCCAAGACCATCCGCAACCATCACAACTAACTTTGCCGTTTTTTATTTCTTCCGAAATTATTTTTTTTATAAGATTCCTCACACTGATAAATACAAAAAAAGGGGATTAAATCCCCTTTTCTGTTTTTGTTTTCTTTTGAAGTTTGATTTCCTCTCCATCAACTTTCAACTCATATGATTTGTTTTCTAACATTTTACCCGTCAGAACTTCTTCAGAAATCAAGTCTTCTATTTTATCCTGAATTGCTCTTTTGAGAGGACGAGCACCATAGATTTCATCGAATCCCACTTTCGCAAGGTAGTCTACAAGACTCTCGTCATAAGAGATTTTATACTTCATTTCTTGTAATCTATTCATCAACTTGTTGAGTTCTATAGAAGTTATTTTCTTAATGTTTTCTTGACTGAGAGAATTGAAAACGATGGTATCATCGATTCTGTTCAAGAATTCAGGAGAGAAAAAGTTTTTCATTTCTTTGAGGAGGGTTTGTTTTTTTGCCTCTTCGTTACTGTACGAATTGTTGAATCCAATACCCGCTCCAAAGTCTTGAAGTTTTTTCACACCCAAATTTGTTGTAAGGATAATCAGGGTGTTTTTGAAGTTGATTTTTCTACCCAAACTATCTGTTACGTGACCATCATCCATCATCTGTAACAAAACTGTAAAGATATCTTTGTGTGCCTTTTCAACCTCGTCGAAAAGAATTACTGAGTATGGTTTGTTTTTTACTTTTTCAGTAAGTTGTCCACCCTCTTCATATCCAACATAACCTGGAGGAGCTCCCACTAATTTTGATACAGTGTGTTTCTCTTGGTATTCACTCATATCAACACGAATAAGTGCATCTTCAGAACCAAACATTTCTTTAGCCAATTGTTTAGCCAAGTGCGTTTTACCTACACCTGTTGAACCTAGAAAAATGAAAGTACCAATTGGTCTATTTGGGTCTTTGATACCAAGACGATTTCTTTTAATTGATTTAGCGATTTTTTTGACAGCTTCGTCTTGACCGATGACTTTGTTCATCAACTCTTTGTCGAGATTGATTAAGTTTTTGGTATCATCTACCGTCATCTTGTTTACAGGAATCTTTGTCATGTTGGAAACAACATCATAGACATTATCCAACAACACCACCTGTTTCTGTTTTTCCATTTCCTCGTCAAACTTTTTCTTCTCAGTATCTAATTTGTCAAGAAGTTTTTTCTCCTTATCTCTGAGTTGTGCGGCCTGTTCGTAGTTTTGTTTTTTTACAACATCAATTTTTTGTTGTTTGATTTCAGCGGCTTTTTTCTTAAGTTCCTCAATAACCTCAGGGATTTTAACTTCTGTTTGCATTCTTGCACCAACTTCGTCTAAGATATCAAAAGCTTTATCAGGAAACTCACGGTCAGTAATATATCTTTCTGCAAGTTTAACGCAGGTCTCAATTACTTCATCAGAGTATTTCACCTTATGGAATGATTCATATTTGGGTCTGATGTTCTTCAGAATTTCAATAGTTTCTTGAACAGAGGAAGGTTCAACCATAACTTTTTGGAATCTTCTTTCCAACGCACCGTCCTTCTCAATATTTTTTCTGAATTCATCAAGTGTGGTTGCACCAATGACTTGAATCTCACCACGAGAAAGTGCTGGTTTGAAGATATTGGAACCATCCATAGACCCTGCAGAATTACCTGAACCAACCAAGGTGTGGATTTCGTCAATGAAGACAATAATGTTCGGGTTTTCCTGAAGTTCTTCAATGATAACCTTCATCCTTTCTTCGAATTGGCCACGATATTTTGTACCAGCAACTACGGAGGTCAGGTCAAGATTTACAATACGTTTGTCAATCAAATTTTTGGGACAATCACCTTGAACAATCTTGATTGCAAGACCTTCTACGATTGCAGTCTTACCACAACCAGGTTCACCAACAATAATTGGGTTGTTTTTTTTCCTTCGAGATAAGATTTGTGCGATTCTCAAAATCTCGCGGTCTCTACCAATTACAGGGTCAAGTTTACCTTGTTCTGCAAGTTTATTCAAATCTCTACTGAAGTTGTCCAAAACAGGTGTATTACTGTCGGGACTTTGTTGTTTTTTTTTACTCATCATTTTGTCGTCGTCATCCATTAAATCGTTCATAGTATTTAATTTTTACAAAAGTGTATCAAAATTTGGACATTACCAAATAATTTGTCATATTGTCAAAATAATTTTTACACACTGTCATACTGTCGGTTTGTATATCCTTTTTATAACAATTTGACAGTTGATTTTAGTTGGCATTTATATTGATAATCACAAAGATAAACAATAAAACCATAAAAACAAAAAACTATGAATTTATCAAATTACGAATTCAACAGAATTTTCGATGAAATTTTGGGTGGGAACTCAAACATGTATTACAAAACATCAATTGTTACAAAAAACTCAGGTGATGAAAACTACGAGGTGAATCACACCAAAGATGGGGCGTACCTATTCTTCGAAGCTCCCGGTTTCAACAAAGACAACTTGAAAGTTGAAATGGAAAATGGAGTATTGATTATTGAAGGAAAAAGAACTTATAAATTAAATGGTGAAGAAAAAACAAGGACCATTTCTAAGGAGTTCAAAATTGGAAAAGAGTATGACCCATCACAGGTCGAAGCAACAATCGAAGATGGTTTGTTAACGGTGTTCGTACCAAATTTCAAAAAACAAGAAAAGAAAAGAATTAGTCTTCTTTAATTTTAACCCTCCCAAAAGGAGGGTTAATTTTTATATCCATATTTTATAAAATCCTCTGAATATAATTCGTATATTTTTTCCATATCATTTTGATTTAGGAAATCCATGTAATTTTTAGTTATACCCTGAGAGTTCACTTTGAATAAGTTTTTGATAGAGGTTTTCAGTATACCATTCAGAGGTGTAATATCTTGATTCAAGTCTTCAAGTTTGAAAACATTAACCTCGAGATTAATATCATTCCAACTTGATTGAGAATCGAATAATCTGCTACCACCCCAACTTGAGCCACTAACTATTCTTGATTCAACATATCCAACATCTCCGTAAAAGCTTTTAATAAAATCATTACTTTTTTTAGACTCAATTAAATGGTCTATAAAATCACTAACCTCTAATTTTTTGAAAATTGGGGTGTAATCAGATGGCATTATTTTCTTTATGAAAAAAAAGGAGGAAACAAATCTTGTATAGGGATTCCTTACTATTTGAATTGTTTTATAATCAGTCAAATCGGAAATTTGGAATTTTTCTTTAATTTCACTTAACTTAAGATGAATTTGAGGTAAATTTTCTTTATGGGTATCAAAAACAATTCCTTGTTTCTCCAAAGTTAGTTTCAAGGAGGTCGATGCCGTTTTTGGTGGCATTAGGGTAATGAGATTAAATTTTTTAGATATCATATTTATGGCTAAATAGTTGTGGAAAAAATACAATTAAACGGAACATACGGATATAAAAATTTTATTGATGAGAAAATAAAAAATTCTCTTGTCAACTGGGTTAATGATAATTTTGAGAATTTCAAAATCAATCCCAGTGGTCCTGGAAGGATGAATAGAACAATCAATAAAGAAGATTCAATATTCGATACAGTTAGAGAAATAAAAAAAAGAGTTATAGAATTAGAGGGATATAATCCCGATTCAATTGATTTATCACAGAGGGATTATATTGGTGTTAATTTGGAAGGTGCTTTTATCCACAAACATATGGATTTCAACCAAGGAAATTTGGTTCACACTAGATGGAATCTGATTTTGAGTTATCCTGAAGAAGGCGGTCATTCAATTTATAATGACCAAATTAATATATTGGAGGAGAATTTAATATGGAAATGTGTCGCCGGAAAAGTGGCACACGGCAGTACAAAAGTTATTGGAAAAAAACCGAGAATAACTTTGTCTTTGGGTTACATGTTATGATTGTAAAAATTTTTCTTCAATCCAATCAACAATCAAATGAATTCTGTCCTCATCACCGTTGTTTTCAACTGAGTGCATTTTTTTATCGTTGTTAATTTCCCAAAGTTCACCTTTTTTTAGATGTCTCCTATCGTCACCAACAATAAAGAAACAACCTTCGTTTGTTTGTATGGGTACGTGAATTCTCCTACATATTTTGAAACTTACTCCCCAATCAACGTGAGGGACGATAGATTTTTTTGCAGCTAATTTTACAAGCAGAGCTCTCATAATTTTACCATTCTCATTTGTGCTTAACTTAATTTTTTCTTCCAAAAAATTTAGTTCCTTTTCGAAGAGGGGATAATACTCCGTCGGCATTATTTTCGTATGGTTGAAATTTAAGGACTTGTCAAAAATAATTGGAATTGTTTTAGTGAAAGCGTGGTCACTATTATATTTTTTTTGACGAGCTGTGTATTCATCCCAATTCAAATTATTATCTTCAATGATTTTCAAAATTGGTGTTACGTCAATTTCTCCGTGTAAAAAAAATGTCTCAGTTGGGTTCATATTTATAAATAAGGCTATTATTTTATTCTGAAATAAATTAATTCAATCTGATTTTATGTCAATTATAAGTGAGGAAATACAGGGTACCAAAATAAAAAATCAAATAAAGTCATCAAATCTCAAGATGACAGAATATGACACTGAGACAAGACTTATGATTGTTGAGTTTAACAACGGTACAAAGTACGAGTATTCAGAAGTACCCCATCAGATTTACACAAGATTCAGAATGTCAGAGTCACAAGGTAAGTTTTTTTCTACAGATATAGCAAAAAAATACAAGTACAAAAAACTCTAACTCATTGATGTATTTATATTGATGAGCAATATCAAGAAAATAATTGATAGTTTTCGATTGAAAGATTCACTTAACCCAAAGGTTTGGGAAAATCCTGAGGACCCAAAGAAAGCAACTTTGAAACCCAAGATAAGGAAAGCCCTTATAAAGATTTCAGAAGAATTCGTAGACGATTTGGGTGATGATGTATTTGTTGAAGACGTTTACCTTATGGGTTCATTGGCAAATTTCAATTGGTCTGAATTTTCAGATTTTGATTTACATGTAATTGTTGATTTCGATAGATATGGAAAACAAAAGGAACTATATGTTGAACTTTTCGATTTGAAGAAAAAATTATTCAACACAAAACACGATATCAAAATTTATGGATATGATGTCGAGTTGTATGCTCAGGGTACAAAAGACGAACATCATAGTGACGGTGTATTTTCTGTTATGAACGATGAGTGGATTCACAGACCAACAAAAAAGAAACTTGACATCAATATGTCCGTGTTGAAAGATAAAATAAAATGTTGGACTGATAAAATTGATGATGGTGTAGAGAATGCCAAAAAAACAAAGGAAACTGAACCACTGAAGAAACTAAAAGATAAGTTGAAAGATTATAGACAAGCAGGTTTGAATAAAGACGGTGAATTTTCTTATGAGAATTTAGTTTTCAAATATTTGAGAAGGTCTGGTCATATAGAAAAACTTTTTGATGAGAAAACAAAAATAAAAGACAAAGAACTTTCCATCGAAAGGTTAGTGAAAGAAGATGTCAATAATATGGACCCAAAGGAAGTTGTTAGTCAATCGAAATTTTTAACTGATTTGATGAAATTAGTAGACCAAAATATTTCTTTTGAATCTACACCGGGAACGAAACCTGAAAGTGATGAAAACTTAAAGAAGATTCAAACGGCTTTACAATTTGGTGGTTTCCTATTACCTGAATATGGTGTGGATGGAAAGTTTGGACCCGAAACGGAAGGTGCTGTGAAAAAATTCCAAGAAAAATATCAACTCAATACTACTGGAAAATTAGACCCAATTGATTTGAAACATTTAATTGCATTATTGATTGTAAAAAAATTCAGAGATTCATTTTTGAGTTCAATCAAATACCCTAAAAACGTTCAAGGTGATATATTCACATATCTCGACTTGGACAATCCTCAGGAATACGAAACATACAAAGTAATATGTCAGAAATATATTGACCATAGAAACCCGAACGCTGAGGTCACAGGTGAAATGATGGCTAATTGTGCTAAAAGATATTTTTCTCAAGGTTATGTACCACCTGAATTGGCTTTGGCACAATTGGCTTTGGAAGGTGGACTTTCAAAAGACCCTCAAGCTAAGCCAATAAGAACAAAAAACCCATTCAATGTGGGAAACACGGATTCGGGTGCGGTAAATGTAAGACCAACTATGGAGGATGGAGTTTGTGTTTACTATGACCTTATGACAAGAAAATATCTTACAAGTTCACAAAACGCTGAGACTTTATTACAGAATTTTGTTAATGTAAACGGTAATCGGTACGCCAGTAACCAAGATTACGAGGAGAATTTAGTTTCTTTAGTTAATACCATCAAAAAAGTAACGCAACCTTAAGATTGTGAAAATCTTTTGTATAAAACGTATATTTATAAAGAAAAATAAATGGCTACAGTTACATATCTTATAGCACCTTGTTCTGGTGGTGCTGCAATTGACGTTGAGTTTCAAACAACTGATTTACCTGCGGTAGGTGGTAATTATCACTTATCTTTCACAGGTGCCACTGCAGAAGGTTGTTATGAGGTAGTAGATACTGCGGAGCCAGGTACAGGAACAGATGGGGTTAGTGGTGCGATAGGAACAAATTATGGAGACTGTCAAACTTGTCTCGACGCAAACCCAACCCCAACCCCTACTCCGACGCCAACGGTCACACCTACAAAAACTGTCACACCGACAGTAACACCCACAAAAACACCAACTAATACTCCAACTACAACCTCTTCACCCACCCCAACTGCAACACCTGGAGTTACACCCTCTATCACACCATCTCCTACAGCGACTCAAACCGCAACACCTACCACAACCCCTACGAAGACAGTAACTCCTTCTGTGACTCCTACTAATACACCAACTCCTTCTGTCACCGCCACTAACACACCAACAACTTCAGTCACCCCATCAGTGACTCCAACGAATACTGTAACACCTTCAGTTACTCCAACAAATACTCCCTCGTTAACACCTACTAAAACAGTCACACCAACTCCAACTACAACACCTACTCCAAGTCCAACACCCCCCGGGTTTTGGATAATTACAGATTGTGATGGTACAACTCGTATAGTTGATTTAGTTGGAATTAGTCCAACTTTAGGTGAGATGTATTTATTACAATTTAGTGGTTCAACACCTTACGGATGTTATTTTATAATTGACACAAGTTACGGACCTTCTACAGACATAGGAAGTTCTTTGGGTGGTCCATATGTAGACTGTACTGAATGTGGTGTAAATTATACGGGAACCTCTGTAAATAGTTTTTATGAAACGGAGGGATTCTGTTGTGAAAGCGGAACTACATCTCCGGGTGCGGCTTACCCACATCCTGTATACGCGGCTCCAGGTGGAGTTGCGATACAATTAAACGCTGTTGCTCTCGGAGGATTTAACGGTCTAAATAATTAAAAAAAATTAAATCAATTAATATGGCAGATTTGAAACCAATCGGAAGTGAAAAACTCAAAGGACAGGATAAAATCAAAAGAATCCTTGAGATATCCCGATATAAAGAAAATAACCCGACTTCTGTTAATGAAACAGCTAGTTCAGAATTTTCTATACCTTTATCAGACGGCACTGAATACCAAATTGTTAAAGAAAAATTAGGTTATATTATTAAAAAAACAATTTCGGAATCAGCAACTGAATACATTGAACCGATGAAAAATAGAAAATATTTTCCATCTTATTCTCAAGCTTTGAAAAGATTGAATCTATTAGCTAAGGAACTCAACAGGTTGAATGAAAACGAGGAAGGAACTGAATTGTTCGGTGAACAAAAAAAGTTTGTCTTGAAAACACCTAAGCCAGCACCGGCACCTGAAGCGGAAGCTCCGATGCCACCGGCAGAACCACCAGCGGTTCCAGCACCTGCATTGCCACCTTCACCTGAAGCTGCGGCGGATATGGGTCCTGAGGAAATAAGTCCTGAAGTTGATGCAACTGCAGAGATGGATGCTGAAATTTCAACACCAGAAGGTGATATGGATATAGAAGCTGGTGCAGAAGAAATGAGTACAGACCAAGGAGAAGAGGTTGTAACTTTTAAGTCAATTCAAAAACTTACTGGTAAGTTGACACAAAAAATCAGAGATTTCGACAATCAAGATGGTATGACTTCAGAAGACATCAAGTATGTTATTAATATGGTTTTATCGGCTTTAGATTTGAAGAATTTGTCGGACGAAGACAAAGAGGATATCATGACTAAATTTGAAGAAGCTGAAGAGAGACCTGAAGGTGAAATGGACATGGGTGCTGAAGAAGATATGACTTCTGACACAGAAGTTGAAGACATTCAAGCAAGTATGGATGTACCTGTAGACCAAGAAATGGCTGAAGGTGACCACGGGATGATTTTGAATAACATTTTCAAAGAATCTAAGGTTGATAAAGTTTTGTCAAAATACTTCGAAATTTCTAAGAAAGAAATTTTGGAAGAAAAACAAAAAAGAACTGAAAGACAAAAAAACAATCGTATTCGTTTGGAAGAAAAAATGAATACTGTTGTAAGATTTACAGAAACTGTTGAACAAGAGTTAGCTTCGAAAAAATTCTTAGAAGAGAATTCAAAATTCAATTTGGTTGGTAAAACAAACAAAAACAACTTGGTTTTCGAAAGTTCTGAAAAACAAGTAAAAATTACACCAGAAGGAATGGTTATATGAGTTATTTAATTTTTGTGAATGGTCTTGGACCTAACTACAAAGGTGATAATATATATGAATTCATTTTTTCTGATGACATAGATGTTTGGGGGGAATCGTGGGAAAGCAAACCATCAAACGGATACCCTGGTCCACCCGAACTTGAAAAAATTAAAAAGGTTGGAGTTCTAAGAAATACCGATATAAAATTGGAATTGATACAGAACTCCGATTTTTTTTGTATGATAGACGCAATGGATGATGTGGTGGCGTTGGGTTGGGAACCTGAAGAGGTTAGAGGACAAAAGAGATTAGTTTTCAGGTTTGGTGAGGAAGAGCAAAAAATAAAAGATAGGTTATACGAAAGAGACCTTATTTTGGAATTCGAAAAGAAAGTTGTATATGAAAAGTAAAAACAAAGCATTTCAATTGATTGAAAAAGGATTATCCGCAGAAACAGTTTCTAAATTATCTGAGAGTGAAATTTCTATTCTCCATAAAAGACTTGTCGTAGAAAAAAAGGAGACAAAAGAAGAGATAAAAAAAACAGTCACAAATGTAACATATGACCCGGCTAATCCAACAGACCAACAAAAATTAGCTCAAATGGGTGTTCACGTAGACCCATCGAGCAAAAAGATAACAATGAGCCAATCGGGCGGTGCAATCACTACTGAAGAAATGACCGAAGATGATGAAATTGAAAAAGACCCTTTTCAACTTCAATCGACTCAAGACAAAAGACAGGTTGGTCCTGGTGAATACGGAAATAACCCACAGGTAGATAAGGAAATGGATAATGATGATGCTGACGGGATGGGTATTATGGAAGATAAAAAATCCGAAAAAAATCCTTGGGCTATTTGTACAGCACAATTAGGTAAGGAATTTGGTACTAAGGAAAGAAGTCAGTGGAGTGCGAAAGAGATGAACAAATATGAAAGATGTGTTAAAGATGTTAAAAAATCTTTGAAAGAAGGAAAAAATCCAATATCTTTATTCCTCGAAAACGAAATTTTAAGAATAGTCGAAAAACATATTCCACCAAAAATCACTAAAGGGGATTTAATGAAACATCTCAAAGAGCAAGGACCGACAACAGCACCAACAAAACCCGGTACAAAAGAAAAACCTGGAGTAAAAGAAAAACCTGGTAAACCAACAAGACCAATGAGACCAGGAAAAAACCCTCACCCTGGTGAGAAAGAAGCTCCAAGAGCTAAGAAAATTTCCCATGATGAGGCAAAAGATAACGTCATCCAAACTATAATGAAACTTTTGAAAAAATGAGTAAAGTAATTAGAGAACAAATTGATTATGGAGATTATCCTGAAAGAATGGACCCCAATCTCGAGAGAAAACTTAAAAGTAAAGAAAGTCTTTATGCAACAAATCCTGCATTTAGAAAAGGAGAAAAAGATGTTTCTCGTATTGCTAGCTCAAGATTCAAAAAAGTTGTAGACAAATTAAGACAGGCAAGAGGACTTCAGAGTATCACTCCAAATATGATTCAAAGAATTTATATGGAGGAAATGAGCAAAGTTCCAATGATTATTCGAATAGAATCTGCACATAGAGACGAGTTGGAAGCTTTAGCTAAGAAAGTATCTTTGGATGAAACTGAGGTTCCTGAAGGATGGTATCAAATAGAAGCTCTCCTTAATAGAGAACCAATAGATGTTTCCAATTTCAGATACGAACCAGAAGAGGATGAGGAAGAGGAAGAAGATGAAAAAGAACAAAAATTAGAAATACCTTCTTTTGACGTTGAAGACTTAACACAGGCAGAAGAGCTTGAGTTGGAAAAACACAAGAGAAATCTTATCAATGCTATCGTACAGGGTGCTGCAAAAAAAGGTCACTACCTTTTCCAAAAACCTGAGGTGAAAGCGGAATTAGATAAAATTGACAGCAGACTTTACCCTGCTTACCTTGGAATTATGGCTATCAATGACTTCTTGTATTTCAGTATGGAACAAATGATTGAAGCTATGTCCCAAACAGGTCAAGGTGTTGCCGGTAAAGTAGAATTACAAGATGCAGATGAGGAGGAAGATGAGGGAGGTGAAGAGGGTGGTGAAGAAAAACCTGATACAAAGATTGTTGCAGAAGGTTTAATATTCCCAATCCTAACACATGAGATAATCAAAGGTATCAAAGCTGCAAATGCAAGATTTGGTCTTCCGCAAGACCCTGGCATGAGAGAAAAAGTAAAAGCCCAAGTAGATATACTTTCTAATGAACCCATGCAATTACGTATGGGTCCTGAGATTGTAGAAAAGATAAGATTTGCTCTACCTGATGAAATGTTTGAGCAATCCAATAAAGGTTTGATAAACTGGTTTGAAATTCAATTATACCAAATTCCTGCTCAAGAATTTTTGGAAATCATTGGTAATGCGATTTCTGATGATGCGGCGAAACAAAAGAAAGCCAATCAGAAATTTGACGAGATTATGAGAGAAGCAATGGAATTGAAAAGAGAATACGAGGACTATCAGAAAGAACAAGGAAGTGAAGATAGTGGTGATGACGAAGATGATTTAGACGATTTCTTGGGGAGTTTGGGTATATCAAGACCCAAATAATTTTCAGTGACTAAAGAACAATTAATTATAGAGGTTACCAAATGCATGAGGAACACTCCTTATGCATTAAAAACCTATCTCCAAACATACGATAACACTGTATCAAAGTATGTTCCATTGGACTTGTTTCCTGACCAAGTCAGTTTGATAGAGGACTATGACAAGTACAATGAAAATATTGCGTTGAAATATAGACAAGCCGGAGTTTCAACAGTTACGGCTGCATGGGCATCAAAAAAACTAGTATTTGCCAAGAAACAAAAACCTGAAAAAATTCTAATTATCGCCAACAAACTTGATACGTCGGTTGAAATGGCTAATAAAATTAGAAATTTCACCGAGCAATGGCCTGCGTGGGTTGGTGTTGGATTTTCACCCGAAAAAAACTCTCAGAGACATTTCAAATTAACCAACGACTGTGAGGTAAAGGCAGTTGCAACCTCCAAAGACGCCTTACGTGGTTATACCCCCACTATATTGATTTTTGACGAAGCTGCGTTCATTGAGGCGGATAATGACTTCTGGTCTGCATGTATGGCCTCATTATCTACGGGCGGTAAAGTAATTGTTGTATCTACACCAAACGGTTATGACCCAATATATTACGAAATCTACGACCAAGCACTCAGAAACATGAATGAGTTCAAAATCTCCGAGATGTATTGGTATCGTGACCCAAGATATACCAGGGATTTATACATGGTTAAAACAAATGATTTGGTTCATTTCTTACTCAACAGGGAAGACTATCCAAAAGACGTTGTTGTTGACCTTTCAATTGATAATCCGTATGAAAGAGACCATACCATAACAACAGATTACATTTCCAAAGGTTATAAACCATGTTCAGCTTGGTTCGAGGGAATGGTTAAGAAACTTAAATTTGACAGAAGGAAAGTTGCTCAAGAATTGGAGTGTAACTTTTTAGGTTCAGGTGACAACGTCTTCGAATCTGAACTCATGCAAAACATTTCTCACAACCAACTCAGAGAACCTTCGGCAAAATTAATGGGGGGAGCTCTTTGGATATTTAAGGAGCCTGAAAATAATCACAAATATGTCATGGGTGTCGACGTATCAAGAGGAGACTCTGAAGACTTCTCGTGTATTGAGATTATTGATTTTGATACAAGAGAACAAGTTCTTGAATACGTTGGAAAGGTACCTCCGGACGTCATAGCTGAGATTGCATACAAATGGGGGTCAATGTATAGTGCTTATTGTGTTATCGATATTACGGGGGGTATGGGGGTCTCTACTGCAAGGAAAATGCAGGAGATGTCTTACGCTGCAGGTCTTTACGTAGATAATGTAGACCCGTCCAAAAAATGGAAGTGGGACCCGAAACTCAATGAAAAAATTCCTGGTATAAATTTCAACTCAAAAAGAGTTCAAATTATTTCAGCATTCGAAGAAGCGGTAAGACATGACTTCAAAATATATTCCAATCGATTATACAATGAAATGAACACGTTCATCTATGTAAATGGAAGACCAGACCATCAAAAAGGTCATCATGATGACTGTATTATGGCTATGTCGATGGCAATTTATGTCGCAGAAAAAAATTTCCAATCATTACAAAAGGTTGTGAATCATACTAAAGCAATGTTAAATTCGTGGACAAGTATTAGCCACGAAAACAAAAATACATCAGAATTTTTCAATCCGATGGTTCCTCAGATGGGAAGACAACAGTATCAACATCCCAACGCACCCTCACGAGCCGATTATCAGAAGTATGGATGGTTATTCGGAGTGAAATAACTATTTATATTATCAGGGTATAAAGTAAAATTGTAAAATGAGCGAACAGAATCTAACGATATGGCAGAGACTGTCCAAAACCTTTGGACCTAACTCTCTGCTGAACCAAGATTTTCCTACTTACAAGTTCGATAAAACGGAACTTTTAAGAACTAAAAGTAGAGACGAATATCAGAGGGAAAAGTTGCAGGCACAACAAAGTTATTACCTTGCAAATCAATGGGCTAAGGTTGAAAATAACTTATATTCACAAGCGATTTATTACGAACCTTCAAGACTATCAGCTCAGTATGATTATGAGTCAATGGAATACACTCCGGAGATATCCGCCGCTCTCGATATCTACGCCGAAGAATCTACAACTCCAAATGAAGATGGATTTATACTTCAAATTTACTCAGAATCGAAAAGAATTAAGGGTGTATTAGCAGACCTATTCAATAATGCTTTGGATATCAACACAAACTTACCGATGTGGACAAGAAACACATGTAAGTATGGTGACAATTTTGTTTATTTGAAGTTAGACCCTGAAAAAGGTATTGTCGGATGTCAACAACTTCCAACAATTGAAATTGAGAGAAGAGAAGTAGGTGTAAGTCAGAAAATTTCAATTGAACCTGAAAAACCAGAAGACAGAAAAGCACTCCATTTCGATTGGAAAAACAAAAATATGACATTCCAATCTTGGGAGATTGCTCACTTTAGATTACTCGGTGATGATAGAAGATTACCTTATGGTACTTCAATGTTAGAAAAAGCCAGAAGAATTTGGAAACAATTATTGTTATCTGAGGATGCAATGTTGATTTACCGTACTTCAAGAGCACCTGAGAGAAGAATTTTCAAGGTGTTTGTGGGTAATATGAACGATGATGATGTTGAAGCATATGTACAACGTGTTGCAAACAAATTCAAAAGAGAACAAATTGTAGATAGTAAAACTGGTCAAGTTGATATGAGATTCAATCAAATGGCGGTTGACCAAGACTATTTTGTACCAGTACGTGACCCCGCAGCTCCGAGTCCAATTGATACTCTAGCGGGTGCTCAAAACCTATCTGAAATTGCGGATATTGAATATATTCAGAAAAAACTTTTAACAGCACTAAGAGTTCCGAAAGCTTTCTTAGGTTTCGAAGAAGTCGTTGGTGATGGAAAAAATCTTTCTTTACAAGACATTCGTTTTGCTAGAACGATTAATAGAATTCAAAGGAGTATGCTTCAAGAACTCAATAAAATTGCAATTATTCACTTGTTTTTATTGGGTTTCGAGGATGAATTGGAAAATTTCACACTTGGTCTTACAAATCCATCTACACAAGCCGACTTACTCAAAATTGACGTTTGGAAAGAAAAAGTTTTACTTTACAAAGATTTGGTTGCTGACCCAGGTAATGGTATACAAGCCACTTCATCTACATGGGCTAAAAAACACATATTTGGTTGGTCTGATGATGAAGTTAAAATCGATTTACAACAACAAAGAATTGAAAGAGCCGTTGGTGAGGAACTTAAACAAACACCAACAGTTATTACTAAAACAGGTGTATTTGATAATATTGACAAACTTTACGGTACGACAACGGGGGCTACACCATCAGCAGGTGCTGAAACAACACCAGGTGGAGAAAGTATCTTAGGTGGACCACCAACTGATTTCGGTTCAGAGCCAGCCGCTCCTGAAGCACCACCGGCACCAGAGGCTCCGGCACCTGAAGCTCCGCCAGCGGGAGGAGAGGTTACACCTGAATCTAGAAAAAAAGATATGAATATTTTGGTCGAAAATGACCTAATTGAAGGTAAACAAATTATTGATTTGGGTCAGGCTCAAGAATCTTTGGGAAAAATTTCTCAAGAATTGAATAAGTTGTTAAAGTCCTAATATTTATAACGAAAGGTAATATAATGACTTTCGGCCGCGTAAAATCACAAATTGAATCTACACTTATTGACTCATACAAAAATGAGAAGGAGTTCAAGAAAACTTTGAGAGAGTTCAAAGAAAATGTTCTTAAGAATCAAAAGTTTTCGAAACTCTATTCAATTTACGACCAGTTGTCTTCTCCACAAGGTTTATCTGAAAAAGATGCTGAAATGTTTTTGAGCGAAGGATTGGATATTATTTCAAAACTAGCTCCACAAGTAAAATTACCTTTTTCAAAAAGTGATTCGAAAATCAACAACTACTCAGATATCGATAATTTAGTTTATACAAATAAATTGGATTTGAAAGAGAGAGTTGAATCTAGAAAAAGAATTCTTTCTGTGTTGAAACAGGAAAAGAAAAGTGTTAACGAATCTATTAAAATTCCTGTGAGTTCAATGGTGAAAATTGCAAATCAGACTTTAGAAAATTACATTCAGGAAATGGATACTGAAAGTAAAAAACTTTTTATGGAGTTAGCTAAAACTGATAAGGAAAATTTGGAAAAAAATTACTCAGACTTGAAAGAAAGTGCTGTAAAGAAATTGAGTAATTTAATGACTAATGAGAAAGAGGAAGAGTTGAAAGAAAAAATTTCTGAGACAATTGAAAAACTAAGCCAAGAAAAATTTACCCAAATCAACTATCTGAAGTTGATGACTTTAGAAAAAAGTCTATAATCCGTTTTTAATTTTTTGAGAGTAGATTGCTTTCAAAAGTTTTTTCCTTTTCTTAACAGATTTCTTTTCGAATTCTTTTCTCTCGTTGAGGATTTGATTCTGCTTAGTTTTAATAACTTTGTTCTTAAGCACCTTAAGGGACCTTTCTAAATTTTCACTATTTTTTACGTCAATAATTAACATATTCTACATATAAGTATCCTGTAATACTTGCTTTTTTTGACATTGACTAAAACTACAACTATTTTTGTTAAAATAAACTTGTATAACATGACAATTAATGAAAAAAGGAAAAAGTGTAAAATTAAATCTTTTCACGCCAATTAAATCGATGTACGGAACTGTAGATTCAAAAAACTTGAAATCTATTTTCATAAACATCCAATCTTGGGTAACACCAATAAAAGAAACAGAAAACTGGAATAGAGTTGTTGGAAACCTCAACAGACAAATCAAGCACTCTGTATTCAATTCCAATAATTCTAACATTTTTTTAGAAAAAACTATTATTGATTTGGACCTTAGAGTAAGTGGAATTTCAACAGGAAAAAAGTCTTTTTTTAATTTGGAAGTCAACCTTTTCACAAATGAGGAATTAGATTTCAAATCGGAAAAACTGAAACTCGAAATCAAAAAAATTATCAAATCAATTTATCAGAATAATATAGAAAAAAATAATTATTTCGAGTTCTCCAAATCAAAAAAATAATTACTATCTCAGTTCTGTATATTTATCTGAAAACAAGGAATGAAACAACTTAGAATATTAGAGGCTCACGAACTTGGACACGGAATCTTAATTGAGATGGATGCGGGTTTCATCAATCCTAATGATTCACTCAACTTACCAATTATGGAACAGGCAAGAAAAATGGATTACAAAAACCCATTTGAATTTTATGCCGTTCTTCAGAAATACGACACACCAAATCGTAATGGGAGATTTTATCCTGAAAAAATTCTCAAAAGAGAAGCAGATAGATACAAAAAAATAATCCAAAAAGGATTGTCAACATCAGAATTGAATCATCCAGAATCTTCATTAATCGATTTAGATAGAGTATCACATTTGATTACAGATATATGGTGGGACAAAAACATCCTGATGGGAAAGTTGAAATTACTAACAAGCCCCGGATTTCACGAATCGGGTGTTGTTTCATGTAAAGGAGATGTTGCTGCAAATCTTATGAGACAAGGTGTTACCATGGGAGTATCTTCAAGAGGTGTGGGTTCACTCAAAAAAGTTGGAGAAAGAAATGAGGTACAAGACGATTTCGAATTAATCTGTTTTGATTTGGTATCATCACCTTCTACACCTGGAGCATATTTGTTTTCAAATATCGATGAAAGAGGTCAATATGAGGAAAACCTTGAGGAAGAAAAAAAATCTAAAACAGAGGGTTCAATGGATAAGTCTATTGATTTAATGAAAAAACTTACCGATTTTTTAGGAAAATAATTTTATGGACGAAAAGTACTTTGTAGCAAAAATTCAGTATGAGCTTCCTGATGAAACCACAGGTAAAATTAAAAAAATCAGAGAAGAAAAATTAGTTAAAGGTTTTTCTGTAACTGATGTAGAAGCAAAAGTCACAAAAAGATATGAATCTTTTTCTCACGATTGGAGGATAACTTCAGTTTCGGAGAGTAAAATTGACGAAGTAATTGAAAAATAAAGAGTGGTTACCCACTCTTTTTTTTTTTTGGGGGGGATATTTATAGTAAAATAATTTTTTATGTATATACAAGCTAGATGGAAAGAAAATGAGGGAAAAACGCAGATAGGGTCAGTGGTCGAGCTTGATAGTTGGGCAACTGCGGGAGCGAAACTTGAAGGAATGTATCCAGGATACACTTTACAAACCTTAAATCTAATTGAACTTACAGTTGAAAAGGGCGACATTAATGGACCTTGTTACTTATGTAGTTTTACTGACAAACAAGGAGGAAAAACAACGACAACTTATATGTTTGTGAGAGATTTCCTAACCGCTTATGATTTTTTGACTAACATGGGATTTATTGTGTTATCAATTCAACAAACCACATTGACTTATAAAGAGGAAGTAAGATTCTAAAAATTAAAATTAATTTAAGAGTGGTTTCCCACTCTTTTTTTTGTGGTCAATATTTATATTGAAAATATACTATGCATTTTTTAACACAAACAACTGTTAATGGAGACGATATTTTTCGTATCATCAATGCCAACTCTTGGTCCAACTGTTTATCATATTTGGAAGGAACTGGTGGAGACATCCTTCAAATTATTAAATTAACTGATACAACCAATGTTGTATTGGGTGATGAGTCTAGTACAAAATGTTTCAATGTTCTATTGAAGGATGTTAATACTCAACAGAAATTTAATTATATTGTGTTCGAGACGAACTACGATAATTTACAAAATTGGATATCTCAACAGAGCGACAAACAAGTAGTCTCTATCGTACTTTCTGAAAAAACTTATGTCAACGTATAAATTTGACAAACTTTTTTGATAATCAACAATATTTATTAGTTAAATCATAACAAATTTCTATGCAAGAAAATAAAAATTTAGTAGAAGAGGCGCTCATTCAAATGAAAAACGTTGAAGAGGCTATCGCCGAAAACGCAAAAGGAATACTTGCTTCGACAATGAAGGAAGAAATCAACCAATTAGTAAAAGAATCTCTTTCTGAACAAGAGGAGGTTGACATCGATGCAGAAATGGAAATGCCTGCTTCCGATATGGAAATGGACATGGATATGGATGTTGAAGATGACATGGAGGGTGACATGGATATGGAACTCGACATGGATGCTGAAGAAGCTCCAATCGATTTGACTGGAGCATCCGATGAGGAAATCTTAAAAGTTTTCAAAGCTATGGGCGAAGAAGACGGTATCATCGTTACAAAAGATGATGAGGAAATCCAACTTACGGATAATGATTCTGATAGTGAGTACATCATCAAACTCGGTGAGTCAAAAAAGAAATCAAAGGTTAATGAAGAAAACGACCTTGATGCCATTGTGGCAGATTTGTTCAAAGACTCAGACGAAAATGAAATGGAGGTTGAAATGGATTCCGATATGGAAACTGAAGAACCCGAAATGGCTATGGACGTTGAAGATGAAGTGATGTATGAAATCACACTCGACGAAGAGGATGATGAAGATTCTGAAGAAGAAGATGAGTCAATGCTCGATGAAGAGGATGATGAAGATTCTGAAGAAGAAGATGAGTCAATGCTTGATGAAGAGGATGACATGGATTCTGAAGAAGAAGATGAGTCAATGCTCGACGAAGAGGATGATGAAGACTCCGACGAATCATTGGATGAAGCATACAACCACAAGAAAGCGATTAAACCTAAAGGTGTTGGAATTGGCAGTGGTCCTAAATTTTCTTATAAAGCTACAAAGGGTGGTTTTAACGAAAAGAAAAAAGAAGGTCCAAAATCAGTTGGTACTGGTAAACCAAAATTCGAATACAAGAAAGGTGCTAATATGGAAGGTAAATCCAAAAAAATCGAAACCAAAGAAGGTCAAGGATACAAGGATAGAGAAGATGAAAGATTAGGTATGAAACATGGTAAAACATCGATGAAAGACCTAAAAGGTTCACATTCTAAAAAAGAAAAATCTCGTAGAGATGACGCAGGTTTCGAAAAAAGAGAAACTAAAGAAGCTGCAAGAACATACGGTATGGGTTCTAAAGAAGGTAGAGGTCTTAGAAAAGGTATCACCAACAACAGAAACTATGTCTATGGTCCTAACGGTGTAAAAGTAGAATCTCTCGAAGCAGAAGTTAGTATGTTGAGAGAAAAAAATGAAGAGTATAGAAAGGCTTTGAATTTGTTCAGAGAAAAACTTAATGAAGTTGCAATCTTCAATTCAAATTTAGCTTACGCTACAAGACTTTTCACAGAACATTCAACAACTAAGAAAGAAAAAATTAATATCCTAAGAAGATTCGACTCTGTTGAGACTTTGAAAGAATCAAAAAATCTTTATAAGTCAATCAAAGAAGAATTGTCTACAGGTGAAAGTAAACCAATCACTGAATCAATTGAAAATAAGTTGAATTCAACTGTTTCTTCAGGTTCAGCGGTTAATCTTATAGAATCAAAGACTTACGAAAATCCTCAGTTTATGAGAATGAAAGATTTGATGAGTAAGATAAAATAATAATAAACTAAAACTAAAAATACTCAAAATGGGAGCATTATTAGAATCAGGTCTTGTTGGTAACATCGGTCTTAAGCACCTTAAAGTTATCAAAGAAGACACAATCGGCAAGTGGGACAAATTAGGATTCCTAGAGGGTCTTAAAGGTCACTTGAAAGAAAACATAGCACAGCTTTATGAAAACCAAGCTAGCTATTTAATCAATGAAGCAGCAACGACATCTGATACAGGTGCATTCGAAACTGTGGTTTTCCCTATCGTTAGAAGAGTTTTCTCTAAATTGTTAGCTAACGATATCGTATCAGTACAAGCAATGAACTTACCAATCGGTAAATTGTTCTACTTTGTACCTAACGTACAAAACTATGAAGTAGGTGGTGGTCAAGCAGACAACACAGGTATTCACTACAAACCAGTAGGTGCACCTGATGGTCCAACAGCGGGAGACCCTAACGTAGGTTACAACTATAATAACGGTAGAGACCTTTATGATAGATTCTACGAGGGTCAGGAACCAGCTTTAGACCCACCAGGCATGTATGACTATTCTAAAGGTCAATTCTCAGCTATCACTGGTACAGCAGTAACTGCGGTTTGGAACAACACAACGTTGAACCTTGTAACTTCAGGTTATGGTACAAGTGATTACAGAAAAGTTTTGTTAATCATGTCAGGTTTCGCATCTGATGGTGCAGGTAAACTTATCGGTCCTGATGGTCAACCTATGGACAATGAATCTTTCTTAGCTGATTTGACACTTTACGGAAGTGAGACAGGAAATCCAACTACTGGTGCAGGTAGAGCTGCGGGTCCATATCTTTTCAGAGTAGTAACTCAAAGATACGGTAAAGGAATCGTACAGTATGGTAACAACAACCAAACGTTGGTATTCCCTAACTCTAAGACTGGTGGTGGTCAGTATGATGATATCTGTACTCCTGACGGAGAAATCTATCTTGAGGTAGACCTTCAAGTTCCATGTTGTGTAACTTGCACAGGATGTCTTGATGGTTACACAGGTTCAACATTCTCTTCAACTACAGCTAACAATGACGCTTTCACACCTGTTTACAGAATTTACAAGAATTTGGAATTCGAAGACAGAATGGGTGAGGTTTCATTTGACCTTATGTCAGTAA